CAAAGGTACAAAACTGTACTCCACGAACGCCCGTGACAAAAAAGTCTTTGAGTATAATAAAGGATTTAGCGTGGGTCTTACGAGCGAAGTTAACACTGATGGTGGCACTATTTACACGAGGATTTTATGATGAGTACTTTTAAATACGAGCCTTATGTATGTCCTGAGCTATCTGCATATGCGTGGCGTAATTCAGAATTAACTCGCACTGACATATTGGTTGCAATACCTGACCATCCACAGCGTGAGGATTTACTGGCCTATCGAATTGTACTGCGTCAATGGCCTTCAACAGATTCGTTCCCAGCAACCAAGCCCATTCTAGGAGAATAAAATGGCGTTAACTAAAGCAACAAACAGAATGATAGCTGGGGCTAACGTAAATGCTTCAGACTTTGGACTAGTGGGTGACGGAGTTACCGATGATGGCCCAGCAATACAGCGGGCAATTAACAGCATCCCTAATGGTGGTACTGTTCTTATTCCTGAAGGCACCTTTAGAATTACTACTGGTGTTTTAATTACTAAAGGGGTTCGCTTGTTAGGTGCAGGACGATACAACTTTAACGGTTACACTACTTCAGCAAGTCAGGTTGGGTCAGGTGCTACTCTGATACGAGTAAGCAATGGAGTTACAGCGTTCTCATTCAACAAGGGTACTAACGTAACAGCGTTTGGTTGCTCTATTGAAGAGATGTCATTTGCATCTAGCAGTATCTCTAATGCTGCATACGGCGCTCCTCCTGTATTCCCTGCTAACACTCATGCGATCAACATGAATCAAACAGCAGAGCTTGTATTAGATCGCTTAGACTTTATGAATTTAGACAAGTGTATCTTTAATACTACAGGTATTCTTGCTGTTAAACCTTTTATGCAGAACCTTACTGCTAAAGATTGTAACTACTTTATTAAAGCTGAAGATGCTGCTGCTGACTATACTGTATCAAACATCTCTTTGATTAAGATGAACTACGGTATACACACTACTAGCCTAGACGGTCTAGTAATGAACAACGCTATTATCTATCGTAGCTATGTATCTGCTATGTATGACGTAGGCGGTGGTTCAAATCAAATCAGCAACTTTATAAACATATCTAACAGCCACTTCTTTGAGTCAGGTTCTACTCTCTGCTATTTCCACAGCATCTCTCAGCTAACTATTACTGGCTGCGACTTTGTTCGTGCTGGATTAGTTACTAACACTGTGCAGACTGGTCTATTAATTTACAATTCTGAAACAGTTAGCGTTAGTGGTGGCATGATTGAAAGATGTTTAGGCGATGGCGCTCAAGTATATGGCAACCGTTTTGTAGACTTTGCTACTAACATTATGTCTCCTGGCTACACCAAGGGAAACCGCACAGGATTAATTGCCTACGATAACGAGTCTATTAATGTTGACTGTAACATTACTTGTGTAGGTGTAGTGGCTATTGCCGCTGCAAGTTTTGGCACATCTAAGGCTGTTTCTGGTGTTATTACTACAGACAACATTATTACTGGTCGCACTGGTACGTTAGTGCAGCGTGGCGTTACAGAGTATGTGCAGTGCTTAACTTTCCCTAGCGTCATAGCTCAGGGCGGTAATGTTAATTTAGCTGTTAGCATTCCTTATTTTTTAAATGGAAGCACTGATTCGGCAGGAAATAAAGCAGGTCAGCAGTTAATTGTATATGAAGTAGAGTTTCCTACAGGTGGTACAGGCGTAGGCGTTCAAGGATTAGTGTTAAGACTGGATTCTAATTTTAGCACAGTGTTAGACAGCACAGGTCTTATGAACTTTAGGCAAATAATTGCTACTAATACTAGTGGTGGAAATCAAAGTGGTACGTTTAATGTTTATTTGCACAACCTTGTTGCTGCTGGTCTTGGCAATTTTACAATTAAACCCGGCTCAATTGTAAAGTTTAAATACAAAATCGTTGAGCATTCAATCCAGACTTACTAGGAATTATTATGGCACAAATTATTATTAAAGACTGGGGTACAGATTGGCTAGAGAATACTGTTAGTCAATTAGAAGGCAAGTTAAACCTTTGGAACCAGCAAGCAGTACAGGGAATTATTATTGAAACTAATTCCTTCCGCGCTACTCACGACAATGCTGTTAAATGTGGCAATGCCACTTATAGATGGTCAGAAATCTTTGCTGGAAACGCTACTATCAATACATCTGATGAGCGAGAGAAGCAACAGATAGGAACCATTGATGCTGCGGTACTAAGAGCATGGGCCAATGTTAATTTTGTACAGTACAAGTGGAATGACGCTGTAGAGATTAAAGGTGATGACGCTCGTTGGCACTTTGGTTTAATTGCACAACAGGTTAAAGCTGCTTTTGAAGCTGAAGGTCTAGACGCATTTGCTTACGGTCTGCTTTGCTATGATGAATGGGATGACGAGTCTATTGCATTAGCTGATGGAGAAGAGTATCCGACTGTAAGCCGTTATGGTGTACGTTATGAAGAAGCACTTGCTCTTGAGTGTGCATACTTGCGTAGCCAATTAACTAATTAATTTATATTGTGAGGTTTCAAAATGAGTGATCCATTCCAAGGTGTAAGCGGGCAGTTAAATGGTAGCGTGTATGACATGGTTCCAGTAACTCCTAATGATAATGCTGACAACGTAGGCACTGATAACATTGCTATTGGCCTGTACATTACAACAGGTGGTGCTGTTACATTCCATAATATGTATGGCGTGTCTCGCACAGTTACTGTTCCTGATAACTTTTATTTAATCTGCTCTGTTAAACGAGTTCTTAGTACAGGCACTGCTGCATCTGGCATTCACGCAATGGTGCTGTAAATGATTAGTGCTAATGTAAGTGTCTTTTCTATAGGTAAAGCTGTTGGTCGTGGCGCTTCTGGATATGATATTGAGTATTTAGTAATTGCTGGAGGTGGTTCAGGCGGTTTTAAACAAGGCGGTGGCGGTGGCGCAGGAGGCTATAGGGCTTTAACTGCAACTTTAGATACAGGGGTCAGCCATGTTGTTACAGTTGGCGCAGGTGGTGGTGGAAACGGCCAAGCTGGTAATAATGGTAATCTTTCATCTATTGGCGGCACTTTAAACATAACCTCCATAGGAGGCGGCAGAGGCGGCACTGGTTATCAGGGTGGAATAGCCGCTGTTGTAGGTGGGTCAGGAGGAGGTGGCACAGCAATTTATGTGAAATCTGGTGCGGCTGGAACTGCTGGACAGGGCAACGCGGGTTCTGATGGAAATGGGAATTTTTACGGGGGTGGTGGCGGTGGTGCTGGGACTGCTGGGTTTGTACCTATAAGGTATGACTACGGCGGCAATGGCGGTAATGGCTCTGCATGGTTAGAGGGTACTACTCGCGCTGGTGGCGGTGGCGGTGCAAGTGAGCAAGGTGGCGGTTTCCCTGGCTCTGGTGGTACAGGAGGTGGTGGTGACGCAAGATTTTTTGCAGACGGCGCTGGTGGGACAGTAAACACAGGCGGTGGAGGAGGAGCAGGCAGTAGTCAATCTTACAATGGTGGTTCAGGCGGTTCTGGGATTGTCATTATTAGATATGCGGGTGGTCAAATAGGCTCCGGCGGCACAGTAACTTCTGCTGGTGGGTATACTTACCATACGTTTAATTCTTCAGGAACTTATACCTCATGAGCCATTTTGCTAAAGTTGTAGACGGTATAGTTAAAATAGTTATTGTTGCTGAACAAGACTTTATAGATACTCAAGAAGGCACATGGGTTCAGACTTCTTATAATACCTACGGTGGTGTTCATGCAAACGGTGGCACTCCACTGCGTAAAAATTATGCTGGGATTGGTAGCGTCTATGATGCAAGTCGTGATGCCTTTTACGCTCCACAGCCTAGCGAGAATGCTACGTTAGATGAAGACACTTGTTTGTGGGTAGAATCTGAATGATTGCAGAGATCAGTTTAGTAGTAGGTGCCTTAAAGACTCTTAACGCAGGTATTAAAACTGTTAAAGAATCTGGTAGTCACCTGTCTGACATTGCTGGTATCTTCTCTACGCTGACTGAATCTAAAGCAGCAGTAGAAACTATCGAGCAGGCTGCTAAAACTGGTGACCATATACTGACTCAGGGCGAGGCTCTTGAGTTGGCATGGGCTAAGAGTGCTATTCGTGAAGAAGAGAAGGCGTTAAAAAAGATCACACCCCGTGAGGTCTGGCGTGACATGCTTGCCATACAGCATCGTTCTCTTATTGATCATAAGGATAAGCTAGAGAAACAACGCCTAGCTAAACTTAGACTTCAATCTAAGCATGAAGATATTGTTAAAAACATATGCGGTGGCCTGCTCTTGTTAGCAGCGTTTGCCGCAGCCTACTATTATGGATTCTAATATGGCCGAAGATACTATCACCCGCATGGAAGCGCATGAAACCCTATGTGCTGAACGCTACTCCAACATCGAACGTAGGCTTGATGATGGCACAGAAAGGTTTAATAAACTAGAACGCATGTTATGGATGATGTACCCCATGATAATCTCCATATTTGCCGTAGCTAAGTGGATACAATAATATGTTGCAAGCATTGATAGGCCCAGTTTCTAACCTGCTAGACAAGTTCATATTAGACAAAGATGTTAAGGCTAAGTTGTCTCACGAGATCAGTACAATGGCCGAGCGACATGCCCAAGAGTTAGCCAAGGGCCAGTTGGAAGTTAACAAGGTTGAGGCTGCACACAAGAACATGTTTGTTGCTGGCTGGCGACCTGCTATTGGCTGGATATGTGGATTTGCCTTGATGTATTCTACTATCCTATCCCCTATTCTTGGCATATGGTACACCGTACCTCCTGTCGATAGCTCCCTGCTGACTACTGTGCTGATGGGTATGCTAGGCTTAGGTGCTATGCGTACAGTTGAGAAGACCAAAGGTGTACAGAGAGAGAAATGAGATACTTTAAACTATCAGACTTTGACTGCCAGGAGACTGGGAACAATGAAATGTCAGATGTATTCCTGTGGCGGCTTGACGAACTTAGGCATGTCTGTGGCTTCCCGTTCATTATCACCAGTGGTTACAGGGATAAGACCCATAGTATCGAAGCAGCCAAGAAAAACCCTGGAACTCATGCCCAAGGTATTGCCTGCGACATTAAAGTTAACAACGGAGCAGAAGCCTTTGCCATCATTGAGAAAGCACCAGCGATGGGATTTACTGGTATAGGGCTGCATAAGAATTTTGTACATCTAGATACTAGGGAAAGCGTACCAGTAGCGTGGTGTTACTAACTTAGTAAGCTTGTCTTCTTAGATCGTTTGAATGCCTTGGCTGTAGGTGCGCCTGTGGTTCCAGGCTTACGCATCTTCTCTTTAGAACCTGCTGCAATGCGCTTACGTTTAGCGTGTATGTTGGCGTATAAACCTTTCATTTGTCTCTCCCAGTTGCTTACATTATAGCAAAAAAAAGCCCCACATAGTGAGGCTAAAAGCTTGGGTAAGCTACCGCGAGTTAGGCGGGTCGAACGAGAATGTGATAAACCAAACCGGTCATCACACAGC